AAAGACCATTACCGAGGTAGGCGAGTATTCAATTACTTACACAGTCTCAAATGGTAACGAGAAGCCTTATCACCCTACACTCCCTTACGGCGTAGTATCGGCAGACACCTACTTAGATCCTTCTACTATCCCTAGCATCCAGTTAGCCGCGCTTATGGTCGCTGAATCTATCTGGCAGTCACGTCAGGCTAACTCAGGTAACGGTATGGCTCCAGATGGCTCTATGGGCTCTTTTTATGCCATGTCCTCCCAGCTCATCTCACGCATTCGTGGGCTCATTGCGCCTTACCTAGACCCTAGAAGTATGGTCGGCTAATGACAGCGATAACTACTTTGCGTTCTACTATTGCTGAGGCTCTAGTAGATAATTCTCTTTATCAGGTATTCAGCTTCCCACCTGCGAGCCCTATCCCTAATAGCCTCATCCTCACCCCTGCGGATCCTTACATCGAACCAACTATTAACGACCGCACATCAGTAGCGCCTCTTGCTAATTTTAAGATATCTATCCTCGTACCTCTTCTCGATAACCAAGGCAACTTGGCAGGAATCGAGGCAGACGTAGTGCGAGTATTTCAACTATTGGACGCGTCCTCTATCGTGTTCAACGTGGGAGCAGTTAGCGCACCTAGCGTTATCTCTGTCCCATCTGGAGACTTGCTAACTTGCGATATAGCAATTAGCACCCTAACGGAATGGAGCTAAGATGGACAATCTAGCAGAATGGACAAAGGAGCAAGCAGCCTTCCTAGTGAAGATTGGTCAGCTCCCAGCAGTAACACCAGCACCTAAACCAACTAAGAAAGATGAGGAATAAGCCGTGTCAGTTTATCTATCTAATGGAGTGGTTCTAACTGTCAACGCGGTAGACCTCTCTTCACTCGTTTCATCTGTAACAATTAACCGCTCTTTTGATGAGCTTGAAATTACAGCCATGGGGGACTCAGGTCATCGTTACACGAAGGGATTGGAAGCCTCATCTATCTCTATTGAATTCTTCAATGATTCAGCGACTGCTAAGACTCTCCAGACTCTTAACTCATCATCTGTATGGGGCAACAATGTTACAGTTACAGCGAAGCAATCAAGCGACGCAACATCTGCAACTAACCCGCTTTATACTATGACATGCCTAGTAAACGGCACAACACCAATTAACGGCGCAGTCGGAGACCTTTCGACACAGTCTGTAACTTGGAACGTTTCAGGTACAATCGCTATTACAACATCATAATCTAGAAAACAAAGGGGCAAGACATGGCAAAACTCAAAGTAACAAGGGCTGACAATTCGGTAACAGAGTTTGAAATAACTCCACTAATCGAATACAGCTTTGAGCAATATGCTAAGAAAGGTTTCCACAAGGCTCTATTAGAAGATCAGAAACAATCTGATGTCTATTGGCTTTGCTGGGAGGCTATCCGTCGCTCAGGGGAAACCGTCAAGCCATTCGGCGAGGCTTTCCTTGAGACCATTAAAGGGGTCGAGGTCTTAGAGTCTGACCCTTTAGGCTAGACCGGAACACCGTACATTACACAGCCGCGAGGTTATCGTATGAATACGGTGTTCCGTTCGAGTCAATCGTGAACCTTAGCCCTATGGCTTTCAAGGCTCACATCCAAGTATTGAATGACCTAGCGAAGGAGCGAGAGAATGCCAACAGAGGTAAAGGGCGCTCTCGCACTTCGTAAGGCTCTTCGTCAATTCGAGCCAGACCTTGCTAAGGAAACTACAAAAGAGATAGGTAACTTTCTTAAGCCTATCGTCAAGCAAGCTAAAGGCTTCATGCCATCTAATGACGCAGTACCTAGCGGATGGCTCAAGCGTGATAACGCTAAAGGTCGCTGGGCTTCTCGTTACTATGACCAAGCGGAAGCCAAGCGCGGCATAGGATATAAGACAAGTCCAAGCAAGCCAGATCGCAGAGGCTTTAAATCTCTTGCCTCCGTAAGTTCTAAAAACATCGGAGGAGTTATCTATGAGTGGGCAGGACGCACCTCTGGAATTGAAGGAAACTTTACTCCTAAACTTCCTAACGCTAATGGCTTGGAGGGCAGAAATAAAGGTATGAAAGGTCGCGCACTATTCAAGGCTTATAACCAAGATGAGGGCAAGGCTCGTAAAAACATTATCAACGCAATTGAGGCGGCTTCCAAGAAGCTCAACGCTAGGAGTCAAGTATGAGCAACATAGTTATATCCTTAGCGGCAGAGTTCACAGGTAAGAAGGCTTTCAAAGACGCAGAGGGCTCAACTGACAAGCTAGAAAAGGGCGCTAAGAAACTAGCCAAGGCTCTAGCCGGTGCGTTCGCAGCTGACAAAATTATCGCTTTTGGTAAGGCATCCGTCAAGGCATTCGCCGAAGATGAGAAGAGCGCGGCTTTACTTGCTAACACCATGAAGAACCTCGGAGTCGCTTTTGCTGCTCCTCAGATGGAGACCTTCATCTCTCAGCTCTCCCAGACTGCAGGGGTCGCAGATGATGTGCTACGTCCTGCTATGCAGAAACTCCTCACACAGACCGGCAACTATTTTAAGTCTCAAGAGTTATTAACTCAGGCGATAGAAATCTCTCGGGGAAGCGGTATCGAACTTTCTACCGTTGTCAGCGATTTGAGTGCTGCGTATGTAGGAAATACTAAGGGACTTAAGAAGTATAACCTCGGTCTATCTCAGGCAGAACTAAAGACTATGGACTTTGCTGCAGTCCAAAAGAAACTTAACGACCAGTTCAAGGGATCTAACGCGGCTTACCTCAAGACCTACGCCGGACAAATGGAAGTTCTCAAGGTTGCAGCGGGTGAAGCTCAAGAGACTATCGGCAAGGGTCTAGTCGATTCCCTCATGCTCATCGCTGGAGATACTAGCGTCGAGGACTTAGCGGCATCTATGCAGTCCCTCGCAGAGTTCACAGCCGATGCTATCTATGGTTTCGGTTCTCTTGTCGGACAGATGAAGAACCTCAACGCAGCCGTTCCTTCATGGCTTTCAGGCATCTTAGGTAAGGTCGCTCTATTCGGGCCAGTAGGTGACGCACTCAAGGTAGTCAAAGACCTTTCAGCCTATGGCAACGTACAACGTAATAAGACTTTAGAAAACCCTAGCGTCCAGATGTTCATGACAGATCAGAACAATGCTCGCCTTAATCGTGAGAAGTTAAAGACCGATAAGGAAATCGTCAAGAACACAAAGAAGAATACAGCCGAGTTAAAGAAGCAAGCGGCAGCCAAAAAGCAATCGGCTCTCTTTGACCTTGAAAAGATTGGGCTAGTCGCAGCATTACAGGGCAAGATTACCGAGGAAGAGAAGCTACGCCTCAATCTACAGCTTGCATTACTTACAGGTAATGACGTTCTCGCTGCTAAGTTGTCTGCAGAGTTAGCCAAGTCAATCGACTCGACCGGAAAGCTCGCTAAGGATCTCACTACCCTGCCAGACGCTAAGAACCCTTTCGCGGCTTGGTCTGCCTTCCTCGATGAGATTATTGCTAAGGCTAAGTTCGCAGCCTCTATCGGTGGCAACGGTTCAATGGCTCGCGGTGAATCATTCGCGACCCTTACCCCTACAGTTCAAAGCCTCGTTGCGGGTGGAGGAGGTAGCGCAGGTTCAAGCGCAGCGGGAGATGTCTACATCACCGTTAACGGCTCAGTTCTATCGGAGCAGGATCTAGTTCTTGCAGTCCAGAGCGGTTTGAATTACAACTCTCTCGCAGGTAAGAAGTCCGATATCGGTCGTATTGCTGGGATGTTCGGCTAATGGCATTACCTGCACAGATAGCCGTCTCGTTCGACTTCTCAAGCGGTGCAACATTCGGTACAGGTTTTGTAATTGGCGATGCTAAGTACGGCGTCCTTGGAGTCTCTCGCCTTGGTGAGTCGGACGTTATCCTGCCTACTGTCGACCTTACGCCAGATGTGTATCAAATTGCTATCCGTCGTGGTCGCTCTATCCAGCGTGACCAATACGAGGCTGGAACGGCTACTGTACGCGTCCTAGACCCTCTCTCGTACTTTAATCCTCAGAATACCTCATCGCCTTACTACGGCTACCTCAGCCCTCTACGCAAGGTGCGTATCTCTGCCACTACTGGCGCAGATCAACACTTTCTATTCTCTGGCTATGTCACCGATTACAAATACACTTACCCTACAGGGCAAGAGACAGGCTATGTCGATTTAGTCTGCACCGATGGTTTCCGTCTATTTCAGATGGCTAACATCCAGACCGTTACAGGGGCAACAGCGGGGCAAGATACTGGCACTCGTATTGGCAAGATATTAGATCAGGTCTCATTCCCTAGCTCTATGCGTACCGTGGCTACAGGGCTCAATACCTGCGTAGTCGACCCTGCTACTGCTCGCACATCCCTTGAAGCCTTGAAGAATGCAGAGTTCTCCGAGACTGGCGCGTTCTATATGGACGGCTCAGGCACAGCTATATTTAAGAACCGTACCGAGGTTATGTCTAGCCTTGCAGCTACTCCAGTTGAATTTAATCAAACTACTGGCATACCGTATAAGAATTTAAAGTACAGTTTCGATGACAAGCTCATTATCAACCAAGCCACCTTTACCCGTGTAGGCGGTACAGCGCAGACAGTTAGCGACACCGACTCGGTGAATAAGTATTTCCCTCATGGCATCACTCAGGACAACCTAGTCGCAGAGACCGACACCATCGTGGCTAACATCGCCAAGGAATATGTAGCTACTCGTAAGGAAACTACTATCCGTATCGACGAGATGGTGGTAGACCTACTAGACCCTGCCGTACCTACTGGCACTATGATCGGTCTCGACTACTTCGATAACCTCAAGATTACTAACGTCCAGCCCGACGGCTCGACTATTGTAAAGACCCTCCAATGCCAAGGCATCGCGTGGGATATCACACCAAACAAAATGACGGCAACAATTACAACCCTTGAACCAATAGCGGAGGGCTTCATCGTTGGAAGCTCGACCTACGGTATAATAGGACAATCCATACTCGGATACTAGGAGATAAATAAATGGCAGCAGGAGCAGGATATAT